CGAATTGGTTGGTTTTCACCTCTTCGGGTGACCAAGTCACTAGTGCATCGAGCTCCAGAGGGTTCTCAAATACCTTCTCCGGGGCTTCTTCGTAAACCTCGTGAATCTGTGTTTTAGTTACAGAAATAGAGTAATAAAATATCTTCTGACCAATAACGTCTTTTATGACTTCCTTTGTAAGGTCTGAGATCAGATCTATTTCTCGCGGTGTTATAAAAAGTCTAGCCATCAGTCATTATCCCATTATTATCGCTTTACCATTGGGCATGGGAATCATGCTTAACTGCTTTCTAATGTTCGCTGATCTTTCAGCATCAACTTCAACGATCTTATCGTAAGTCATAGATTCGAGCATTTCTCTAAGTTGTGTTACTAGGGCTTCTTTTTCTGATTTCGCATTTGTAACAAGATCTGTGCCGTTTAGTTGAAGATCACCACCTGGAATTGGTACAGAGCTAAACTTAGACCGAATTAATCCTAGTAGTTCTTTAGACAGTGCCAGTGTGTACTGACGAATCCACTGTTTCGCCATACTGTTAATCTTAGAATACGATAACACACCAAACGGAATATTTGACATATTAGAGACTCCATAGATAGTATCGTCTCTAAAACTAGGATTCAATGGATCTGGCGCAAATGAGACTCGTAAAAACATTTTCTTTGGATCTTGCTGAGTTGGCTTGGGAAAAATTCTTATATTTCTTCCGATAATTTGATATGAGTAATTTGATCGTCTAACTTTTTGCGAAACTTTGAGCTGGCTGGCTCTTAAAATATCTTCGAATACGGGGAGCACATAGAATATTGTTTCCGGTGTAAACGACTCAAAACTAAACTCATTATTAAGATAGTTGATAGCTGATGTCGTATCAAAAAATCTATATGCTTGCGTTGGATTGTAATGAAAAACCTCTCTAATTCGCATTTTTGAACGATGTGCATTTTGTGAAGAAGTAAAGAGAACGTTACCAGCTTCATCTTTAAGATCACTGTATATGTTGTAATCTTGCTTATCTTGGACTAACTGAATTGAACCTGAAACCATATCGTAGGATCCACCGATTCCTGCTTCCATAGCATACGGCTCTGCAAATCTTCCTAAGAATTCTAAATTCTCTCTTGGGTGCTTCTGCTCAGAGCCAGACATGCTACCAGTCGCTAGTCCTAAAAAGTTATTCAATTGAGACTTTGTCTGATATTGATTGACAAGATTACTGTACTCAAACATTGACTCTTCGAAATTTGCCCATATTTGTTTTTTTGTTAGCTCAACAGATAGAATATCATCTCCAAGCTTTCGCTTGACAAAGGTTGCCATCTTGTTTGCATCAGATTGAAACTGTGAGTCATCATCGAATGTTCCAAAAGGAGTCGGACTAGTTGTGTTAGCAAAAGTTGCCATTGCAGTTTAGCTCCCAAGCTATTCGATTATAAATATAGAAAGAAAAGGCTAAATTCCTTTTAAGCATAACTGCCCTGAGCTGCCTCTTGGCAATGTGGGTTGTCTACAGATTGTGAAGAGATATAATAAAAAAAATTTATTTTTTGCTTATCAAGGTATGTAAAAATCATGTTCTGGGGACCAAAATGCGCCCATGGGCGTTACAACAAACCACTTCTTATCAATCATTAGACAATGGTCAAGCTTAATAATTTTTTCATCTTTAATAATCAATATACCGTAGTAACCATGAGCCTGGCCTGCACTAAATTTTACTAACGTACCAATATAAAGATTTTTTGAAGACACATAATAAATATCCAAAAAAAACCGCCGGTCCCAAAGAGACCGGCGGTAGTTTAGAATGTAACTTAGATGAATTACGCAGAAGCGCTCTCAACGAAGTCAGCAGTCCCAACGACAACTTTAGAGTATCCTGAAAGGTGCCAATGTGTGCCGTCACAAAGTAACGTCAGGCGTGCACCATTACAGTCAGTTCCTACAGAAGCATCTTGCGTGATCTTCGAAATACCATCGAAATCCAAGACAGTGCTGTTAGCTCCACCTCTGACCATGTAACCGAAGATGTCGGTACCGTTGGCACCAGTCGTGATAATAGTATCAGCACTGGAATGGCCAGCATCAGCAAGCCAACAGAAATCATAATAGACACCAGCAACTGAAGTGGATGCTGTTGGAAGTGTAATTGTGATAGTTGTTGCTGTAGCTGTGCTAGGATCAAGTGTGATCAATGATCCTGACTCTCCAACAGCCAATGTTCTGGCTGTAGTAGCCGCATTTGTTAACGCGATGACTTGCTTTTTTACCGGCAACTCGCAATATGACCCGGCCTTCTGATAAAGACCCTTTGCAGTCGTGTATAGTACTTTAGGCATAATTTTCTCCTTGTGTTAAGAATTTTTGTCCACATGCTTCCGATGCTAACGTGTGGGGTCCGTCATTATGCATGCATCGGGCTTACCTGTAAGTATTCCAGTACACGAGAAAAATTAGCGCTAATCTTTGACTATTAAGCCTGCACTTCTAAGCTTATTTGATAAACTCTTTGGTCCCTGACGTAGCTCAGACCTAAACTCTGTATCCAAAATAGTCAAAAGTTTATCGACTTTTTCTTCAAGTGTTCCCAATCTATCAGGCGATGTTATTTTTGTAGCTGCCTTCTTTGTCGCTTTCTTTGTTGTAGTTGTATTTGACGTGCTGCTTGTGCTAGCTATCTTTTTTGATGTTGTACTACGCTTCGTCGACGTTGCTGCCTTCTTAATTGTAGTGGGTGTCTTAGTAATCTTTCCTGATGTGCTTGGCATGTGACCTCCTTTAGTCGTTGAAATTATAACCAAAATTATCTAGAACGTTTTTAAAATAATTGCTTACTAAATTAAATGAAGCCACATCATAATAATCCTGGTAAGCAAGCGGTGATTTTCTTATCCCATGTTTAAGGTGGGGTAAGTTTATGGGGCCGAGTCCAATGCGGCCGCAGAGTCCTGAGAACTCTACATCTAACTGCTCATATTTTAGAATATGATCAACTGGATGATTATAAAAAAGATCGTATCTCGATGAAAACCACTCGAGCACCATTTGATCTTTTCCTGTTGTATTAAACTGTGCATAAGTTTGAAGAAATGTAGAAAATTTATTTTTTAAAGTTCCCGATCTATCTTCTGCACAAGGTTTTAATACGTGTTCCTGAAGTGTTGTATCGGGTGAATAAAATGCCCACCAAAAATAACTAACAATTGCATCGTATGGATTTCTTATTGTAGTAAACTTCAAATAATCGTTGTATGAGTCTCCGCATATAGTAAAAAACTCTTCTGGAGGCACGTGTTGATGCCACACCTGCCTATATCCCAACTTATTATTTCTTTCCTGATAACCGAGCGATGATTCCTCTTCATATGGTGAGCCCGTCAAGATATCGTCTGTGCCGCAAAACGGAGTCAGAGCAAGTTCAATACTTGAGCCGGCAGATTTCATCTGTTTAAAAAAGATAAATTTATGTCGATGAGATAGAATCATGAAGCTATCTTAACACACTCAGTATTTAAATAAAATAAAACGGGCGGCCAATTTTGGCCGCCCGTAAGTTTGTTTGTTTAACCAGTCTCTCTTATATTAGATAATATGGAGATCCACAACGGTTACTGTACCATAGAAGTCAGAACGAACCATCTTCTTGCCGTAGCGAGTCATCACGCCCTTGCGGGGTGTGAAATCCTCTGGCGCGAAGATCGTCGGAGTGACGATAAGCGGTACATACGGAGCGTATACGTAACCAGTCTCAAGGTAGCTACCGCCCTTGTACCCAACAAGAATCTTGTTGCGTGGGAAGTAGGGGTCCTTATAGACTGTGAAACGATTGCTCAGAGAACCAACCTTCTCAGCTCCAAGACTCATCGGAGAGGCAACCTGACCTGAACCATCGAGAGTGTAGTTCGGCTTATAAAGCACGGAAGACTCAAGAATGGTTGCAACATCAGGACCGACAACGATGAAGTTAGCGGAACCGCGGAGGGTCTTACGGTGAATGGTATTTGCGACATCGATAATTGTCTCAGTCAATGTCTCGTACCACTCGCGGACTGTACCTGTGAAGGCGGGTCCTGCCGAAAGGGTGCTTGAAAGATCAACCTCTGCGCCGGATTCCTTATCAAGGAACTTGCCGGGAGCACGTGACCAGTAAAGGTTAGCACCGTTAGCCTCTGTAAGGAGGTCGTTAAGGATCTCACGATCAAGCTCAAGAGCAATCTGTTCGGAAAGGATCTGGGTAAGCTCAACCTCAGCATCCATGCTGTGGTAAGCGTTCAGGTCCTGAGCGAGCTCTGGTGACCAACGAGCACGGAGCTTACGAGTAGCTGCCGTAACTGCGATGGACTCAATCTTAATATCGATCTCAGGGATCAACGGAGAAGGAGTACCTGTTCCAAAGTCAGACTCGAAAGCCGGAATAGTAATTGTATCACCTTGATCAGCGTTTGCACTAAGTGACGGACCCTTGACCCATGATATATCAGTTATCCCAGAAGGAACTGCTCCACCATTGGTTAGACCAAGAGCGAAAAGAACGTGTGTTCCACCCATCGGATCGTCTGTCCATTTGGAAGATGCCCAGTCACCACGACGTGTTGCACGTCGGAGATTAAGAACACCATTACCTGCCTGGAACTTCTCACCCCATGCCGAGACGCCACCAGCAGTACCGAAGTCTGTAATGGAAATCTGGTTAAGCATAGAAAGATCCGAACCAGAAAGCTGACCTGTCTGGATCATACAGAATGCTACGTCAAGATCAGCGTCATCAACTGAACGTCGAACCTGAGGATCAAATCCAAGATACTTGGCGTTAGAACCTGAGAAGTCTGTTAGTGCAGCAACTGTATGTGAAGCTGTCCAGGTAGTACCTGCTGATCCACCCCAGGCGCCAAATGCGTTCATAATAGGGAGTGAAGAACCACTGTGTACACGTGAGTAACCGATACCGCCAAGATCATACATACCACCAGCTGCAAGTGATCCTGAACGGACACCCTTACCGCGGGGGTTATTGTAGATTGACTGACCAGCTGCGTACGTGGAGTCTGTTGAACTTCGTCCACCCATCTTACTACCGTTGGGACCATAGTCACCACCAACGGTTGTGCCGTAGGTGTAGTCAAGATAGAAGAGCAGTCCGGAAGGAAGGCTCATTGGCTGGATTGAAACAAGTTCGTTGGCAACTAAGCCTCCGAACACGCGACGAACGATTGGAAAAGCAATATTCGTAAAACCACGAATATCGTTTGATGTTGAAAGAGCACCACCACCTGTTGAAAGGGAGTTGGTCTCACGAAGAAGCTGTGCAGCCTGGTTTTCTAAAAGCATAGACATGTTTTCACGGTGTACACCGTCAAGTCCACGCAGAAGTCCAGTTCTGTTCCACTTCTCTGTAAGGCGATTTCCCTCAGCGCCCATATGGCGTGAACGGATATCTTCGGTGAGCTGCTCTAATGTGAATTTGCTCATTTTAAATTTCTCCTTAGAAGTTAGTTTGTTAATTCACTTTAAGTCCGGCTAGCGTAGCCCAGCGATCAATCTCAGGATGAGAATTGTCAGCTGAAGCTGAGCGTGTCGGACGTGATGAAGAGCCGACGGCTCTTCTTACAGTTGACTCTGTCAAAGAACCGCCCGTCTTTTTAGACGAGAGAGACTCTGTCATTGTCTTGAATAGCAGCTTAACTTCTCTCAAACTTCTTGCATTATCCAGAGCTTCAACGATCGATCTCATTTGTCGAGTCGACATATTCTTATTCTGTAGAAGTTTATTAGCATAGAGCAGCTTCGCATTGAAGAGATTCATCTCTTTCAACTGAGTCTGTAGCTCGGACACTGCGCCCATCGCTTCAGATAGCTTGCCTTTGAGATTACGATTCTTGCGTAACTCACTTTTAGCAACTTTTCTTAATTTACGGTTTTCCGTATGTACGTTTAAATCTTTATCGGTCATGGCAAGAGGATCTTTTCCTCTCTTCCCACCGCCGAAATCATCACCAGACTTGCCGGAGCCTTTGCCGCCCCAGCTGTCTGCCATGTCTTTAGCGATTCCCTTGGTCTTTAAGAAGTCAGGAGCTTCACGAAGTTTGCGCATGGCAGCGATCTCGCGACGAAGCATTCCTTCATCGATCTCAATCCACTCATCACGTGCTTGAGTATCACTTTCATAAGCAGCTTCAACGCCAAGCTCACCCTCTTCGAATTCCTCGCCTTCCTCACCTTCTTCGTCTTCTTCGCCTTCCTCGCCTTCGAGTGCAGCTACCAAAGCGGCGCGGAGAGCTTCTGCAGACTCGGGATCAAGTTCAAGTTGAACATCATCTTCGCCTTCTTCGTCTCCTATATCTTCATCATCGAGGGCTTCATCGTCCCCACCTTCTTCGTCTTCAGCACCTTCATCATCTGCAGGTGCATCGACATCTAGATCTAGCTCGTCATCTCCTTCTTCCTCGAAGAGATTAAGCTCACTGAGATCTAATTCATAAAGAACTTCATCTTTCGAGCGTGTTGACATCTTTTCCGTCTCCTTAATTACTGTGTTAAGTTTATCAACTAGAGAAGAGACAGCGTCTGCTGATCCTTCACCTTCAACTATACGTATTAAATCGTCACGTAAAGTTTTTGCCTCATCTAATAAATTAGAAGCAATTGTTTCAAATTTTTGATATGTTTTTTCATCTTTATCATTAAGTGTGTTATAAAGAACAGCTGACTCTTGAAAAGTTTTTGCTATTTTAATAAAGCTTAAAGTTACATTTCTTTCTAAAAGAGGAGCATTTGAAGTGGAAAGTGTCTCAAGTAAGTTTTCATCGATCTCAAACGCTTCCTGATCAATATCAGTCTGTGTTAGACCAAATACTTCAGATAAGAAGTCTGATTCTTTGGATACATCACTAGAGTTTTCCATTAATTCATTTTCAACAAGGCGTCTAATTTGTGGCGCCATCGCATCGATTATCGCTTTTTTAGCATTGGCTTCAGCAGCTTCTTTTAACTGCTTAGCCTCTGCGATTGCGTCTAAATAAAGTGAACTTGACATTTAATAACACCCTTCTGACATTTAATAACACCCTTAACTGAGCAAAAACCTATGATTAATTATGACCTATCAAAGCAAATATTCCCTAGAAGTTATCATTTAGATTTAGAATTTGCTTCGCGGCGCATTCTGCGAATAGCGCGGGAGCGCTTTTCTCGACGCTTTTGTGCCTTAGATTTATAATACGAAGTCTTTTCCGTGTACTCTTTTATGATTCGCTCTTTTTTACATTTTTTAAGAAAACGACGTATCAAGATATCGTTTTGAGAAACGCTATCAATATGTTTATTATTTCTTTTACCTTTATGATAACGCAAATCATTTTCTGATACTGATATATTATATTTCTTCTTCAACTTGATCCTCAGTATTGTCTATAAAATCATAATACAACGTTTCGTCGTCGTCGATAAAGCCAAAAAGTATGTCTATCAATTTAAACTTTCTAGGCATATTCTCATCTCGAGGTAATGCTTGAGAACTTGAAAATTTTCGCTTGGATCCCAGACCGCCTTTCTGTGCTTGACCTGTAGTTAAACCTGACGGTGAAGCACCACCCATAGCACCGGATGCTTGGCGTCCTTTATAAAGGTTTGGAATAGGTGATATGCTCCGCCCTGTTATGCCTGTAGTCTCTGCTGTTAAAAGCGGACCGGGTATTTCATGCCCTTGATAAAGATCGAATCTTACAGAATGACCTGAAAAGTTGCCATAGTCTCTTCGTTTATGTGGGTCTGCCGTTTGATGCACACCTAACGTTTTATTTTGAATTGCCTGGTGGGTTTCTTCATCCTCTTGATCTTCTTCCTCAGCATCTTCTATATCGGGCTCGCGGTATGGATACATCGAATTTTTTTGATACTGAGTCCCTAGGCCGGATGCAGACTTTCCCGTAGAGCCGTAGCCCGACCCTGTTCTGGGATCGGGCAAGCTCAACATTGTGGCCCGTATATACTCTCTCAATAATGTATTGTGGACCATATATCCCTCAGCTTACTTTAATCTCACGAACCTGGCGATGTACCTAGTCCATAATCTTTAAGGGTATGACCAGCAATGGCCGCAGAGCTTTCATTGGGTTGACGAGACGTAGCTGAAGCGCCTGAGCCAAACTCTGATCCAGGGTCCGCAGGTTCTGGGCCGTCAGGCTGATCAGCAGGATTAGTGCTTCCTTCACCTGGAGAAGCAACATTTGGAGTAAAT